TTCCGCTGTCATCTAGGAGGGTGGCACTACCGCCCTTATATGTGGCGTTGGTTTTACGCACATATTTTTGTATCGAATATTTTCCAAAAAACGTGTCCAACGTCCGTTCTGTTGTCGTGCGAGATTTGCCGGTTGATCGTGAGTTGACGATATCTAACGCTTCCTCATCCGACATCTGCACGTTTCCGTCTGAATCGTATATTAGCGCACCAATGTCCTCAGAGACTTTCGCATCCTTCACGGCTTTTAAGAAGCCTTCGCCGAATACGTCTCCAGCTTCTTTGCCTGCGGATTTCGCAACTTTTAAAGCATCGCCCAAATATGCATCAGTAAGTGCCTTCGGCAGCCCGGTATCCAGAGCTGAATTCAGCCCATCGACATATGAGTTGCCTGTTCCCTGCCCCAAATTAGCCGCGCTTGCTTGTGCTTCTGCATACGATTGGTATCCTGTGGTGTCGGCGACCTTTGCAACTGTCTTCTCGGCAGTCCTGGCAATCTTAGCCTTTCTCTCTGCAATTTCTTCTGGAGTGTCCTCTTCCATGCCGAGAGTTTCATTTACCCAGTCTGTAGCTCCTTGTGCCCATGCTGGCAGTGTAGTGGCGGCAAACTCATCTGCCTTTGCGATAAGCTCCGACATGGTATCGAGTACTTGTCCAAGAACGGGTAATGCGGCAGTTCCTACATGAATGAGCGCCGTGCTCATTGTGTTTGTGAACTTCTGCCATTTGGCGTCAACAGTAGCACCCTGTGCACCGAATGCTTGAGCCAGGCTGCTGCCGGTTGCAAGCTGCTCATTGCTCATCTTTAGAGCTTCGGTGTACTTGTCCTGCATTCCCACCAAGCCCGATGAGACACGCGCCCCTCCTTCACCCCAAATAGCTATACGGGCCTGTTGCTGTTCGGTTTCCGTGCCCACAGTGGCTATCGCGTTGCTGGATTCTATGAGGGTACCATATAGATCCTGCTCCAATTTGGCTTTGAGCTGGTCAACTGTAACATTCATCATGCTGGCCCATTGCTCAAGCCTTTCCGGTGAAGACGGGGCCATCGCGTAGGCCATCATGGACTGTAAACCAGTGGCCGCAACCTCCATAGGCATATTGATGGAAGCTAATACCGCACCAAATGCGGTAGTCGACGCTATGCCCTCATCGAATGTGGTGGCAATGCCGGATGCTCGGACCAGGAAGTCAGCTAACTCTTTCTCGGAGCCGCCCACGTTATCTGCCATTGTGTTAATGACAGACCCAAATTTTTGAGCATCTGCGATCGGCACCTTGAAAGCGTTTGAGATTCCTGCTATCGAATTGGCTGCCTCTTCTCCAGACATGCCCCATCCAGCAGAGGCCATCGCGGTATCCTTGACAAATTTTGGAAGATCGGACTGCTTGACACCAAGCGTGCCGCCTACCGTGGCGATTTTCGCTATCTCGGCTTGTGCAATTGGCATCTCCTTGGATAGGTTGAGCAGGGTATTAGAGAGCTGAGTGAGTGCGGCACCTTCGGCGCCGGTGGTCTTGGATACACCGGCCATCAGGGTTTCCCAACCGCGGGCCGCATCGACTGATGCAGCGCCGAGGGCGATTACACCCGCACCTGCTACAGTTGCTGCTATGCCTACCGGACCCAGCGCTTGAGCTAAACTAGATGCCATGCCCCCGGCCATGCCAAACTGCTGCTGCATTCCCATGGTAAGGGAAGATCCAAGCTCTTTACCAACGCTGGAAAACTTACCTTGTTGGCCGGTCAAGGACTTCGACAGCCCGGCCATGAATGAATTGTCAACTTCTGGCTTGATCTTGATAGTGGCCTGCTTTTCTGCCTTATCTATAGCTGAAAAGAAATTGGAAAAGTTGGGAGTGGCAACTTCAGTCTTTATTTGTGGAACTTTCAGGTTGCCAATAGTCCGCTCAAGATTTTGCAGTTCGGTTTTGATATTGGAAAAGTCAGCTGTTCCTGTCAGGGCAAAAGCGGATATGTAAATCACTCCTCAAAATTTGGTAGGCGGTCGCAAGCCATGTTTGGCACATGATGTTTTTATCTTGTCGGGTTCTGCCGCTATCACTTTTGGCGCGGGGAATAGCTCAGAAAACGACGCGGTTTTTCCACCAAAACAACCCGATAGCACGTTTCCAATCGCCTGAGATGTCTTCCATGCAGCAACTTCTGCAAGATGCGCATCGTATTCCTGTTGCTGCCTGTGAAAATGCAGTTTTGCCAAAAGTTCATTATACGAATATTCTTTCCAAAACTGTTTGGGGGATAGCCCTAAGCTGTAGGCGAGTCGGGCGGTGTTTCGCCAGAATCCAATTCTTCCAACGCCTTTTCCGCTTTCGCTATCTGATCCGCTATCTCCTTCTTGGCCTTCTCCTGTTTCTTGGCCATCACCTTTGCATTGATCTTGTTCAGATCGCGTAAGGCTTTCCACCTCTCCTCGTGAGAGGACAGAGAAGAAGGGTCATTTGCAAGCAAAAATGATCTCTGGATGGCAATTAGCAAGTCGTCCCAGGATTGACCAGAGGCCTTGTAATCGGTGATTAGGCTATCTACCAACTTAATATCTGACAGGTCCGCATTTTCGGCTTGCAATGCATGATAGAGTGCTCTGGTCTGGATAGTCGCAGTATTGAGCGAATTCATGATGGCAAATTTGCCATCCATTGTGATTATGCCGGTGGGATTGCGTTGTGTGGGCATTTCACGTTTGATACCAGATCTGGGGAAGTCCAAGTAAGGCAGTGCCCATTCCTCAAATAGCCTGGTCTGTTCGTTGTTCCATTTGAGTATGCGTGGCTTGTCTAGGTCGATGGTGACCGAGGGCAAGCCCTTTTCGGGATTGGATTTCTTAGACATGTTTCATCTCCTGCAATGAATTCCTGTATATATCGGCCAAAGCGGCTACCCAGGACGTAGTTTCAGGCGCGCAACCCTAAGCTTTGGCCGTGTTCGTCTATCCTTTGCGATACCTGATCGGGTCCGGCCCATGATTGCGGAAAGTCAGAGCTGTTTTGATCAGGGCACCCGCATCGTGGTTCGGGTTGAACTTCTGGATGATGGCAAAGCCCTCATACCGCTTGTCATTGGATTCGTCGGTGTACAAGACGACAACTGCCTTGGAGGTCTCAGAAGAATAGTCTGTAGCATCAAGGCCGCCTGCCAGGTGAGTGTGTGCCAATTCTGCCACAATCCCGGCACCGGTTTCGCCGTCCTTCACAATGGCCGATACGCCCAATGCCAGAACTGCCTCACAATGCAGAGCAGAGGCCAATTGGCTCGCCGTGGTGGTAATTGCACCGGTCGCATATGCCAGCGTGACCACAATATCGTATCCAGTGACGGCTACATCGATTGTAGCATTGGTTGTGCCCGGATCGACCAACTGGAAAGACACCAGGTCACCAACAGATCCCCCCGGCAGGTGGGTCAGGGTTATGTGACTGTCAGAATTCCCTCCAGAGGTCGTATATGTGGCCTGGATATTCATCCAATGGGCGTTTGCGGTTGCCTCCCATTGTTTGTGAATGAGTGCGGAAGACTGGCAGGACTCTCCTAGATGCATGTAGGCTTCTTCTTTCCATGATTCGGAAAGCTGCCAATCCAGAACACCGACAAATTCTGTAACCGTCAGATAGTGACCCGTAGCGCATGTGATAGTATCGCCAGGATCAGCAGCAGTGGCGAATATTACCCTCCCGCCACAATGCTCAATCCTGGTTATGGTCGGAATGGTACCGGTAGACGCGAACGTCGGGGTGCTGTCATCATTCATGTACCGCTTATCAGGATCGGTTATTTCATAAACCGTATAGCGCGGGTAGCCGTCGGAGGATAGATCTACCTCCGACATTGGCTCATTCGAATAATTGTTATTCGATCCCCGCGCCAAATACAGTGCTCCTGAATAGCCGTGCATTGGTGCTAATACCATGATTAGCCCTCCCTAAGCGTGATTCCAAGTGAGTACAGCAGCGCCGGTAGCAGGCTTGAAGGTGAACGTGACCACATCGTTCTTCTGTGCATCCTGAGTGACCTTCCAATCCATGACGTGGGCGGTGCTGGAATAATATGTGGTAGTCACATCGGCATCTGGGTAGATCTTGAAGAGCAGATCCGAGCCAGCATCGAATGCCTCGAAAACATCCTTCAGGCCGGGATTGGAAGCCTCTTCAATGTCATACATAGCGGTGAACGGGATCTGCCAGACCTTGTAATTCATGCTGGCAGTGGGCGCTTCATCTCCCCAGCACATGAAATCTTCAGTATTCCAACTCTGATCAGGATTGCCGGTTTTAATTCCAAGAACCTCAACATAGCCAGCTCCAACCGTGAGCTTGCTTTCCTTGCCTTGTACAGGTACGATAGTCATTTATATATTTCTCCTTAGATTGCAATCTATTCTGAAAACGGTACGAAGCCTCGCGTATTTGCAGCGGCAAATACATTCATTGGCGATTAGACATAATCAACTGTCAATATCTCTTCCCAGATGGCCAAGTCCTCGTTTGTGCCTGAATGATGCATGATATTGGATATTGGCAGTGGCAAGTTGGCCCCATTATAAGGCACTGTCCGATGGGACCACAGATAGGTTTTTACCAGTTCTGCTAATGCTTTTGCATTAGTTTCGCTGGCTTTCGATATGCAGCGGACCTCTATCTGGCCAGATGTGATCTTATTTCCATGAGTTCGCGTGCCGAAGTAAGGCTGCTCCGAGATCAATAGGTCGATCACGGAGATGCAAGCATAGGGCGATGTTGCCAATAGGCTATCCTGCAGATCGAAGTTCCGGCCCGATATGGTGCCTGATATCAGGCCGCCTATCGTGTCGTCATTTTGCAATGCGGTAGCTAGAGCGGATGAGAGGTTAGACATAGGTATTTATCCTTGAACGATATCGCTATCTACATGAAAACAATCGCAACTTTGATCGTGTTGGCGATGCTGACATTACCAGCTATCGCATTCCCGGACGATTTCGAATCGAATCCCGATGTATGCAAGCTCTTCATGGATAGCGGCAAATCCATGTCGATCGTGTACGCCTGGCAGAATCCCACCACAGGATTGTGGGAAGCCAGACTCGGTTATGGGGCTTATAACGGGCCAGTTATGCTGCCTATAACGTTTTCCGGCGATGTGTTGGGAACGGTGTCAATAGACTTGACGAATATCGCAGCAAGTGCTACTCGTTAAACACACCATCGATTATGCTAGGTGCCTTGACCTGCATAATCATAACGGCAGGCCTGATAAATGGCCTCCCTTTTTTTGGATCAAACTCTTGGTAAACGGCATAATCGGCAACTGATCCCAACGTGATATCAAACACACACGGGGCGCGCCTTTCTACATAGCTGCCTTGCTCCAGTGCATCGCCCCTCATGTAGTTGGTATCATGTTTTGCCAGTTTGTGAGCGGCATTCTTGCCTTCGATCAGAATTTGCTTCGATGCTTTCTCGCCTTTTGCATCAAGTTGCTTAATTTCCTCCGCGATTGCGGCACGGAGGGCCGAGGTATCAATCTTCATCTGTATCATTTTCACCATCTGTCGCTTCATCAAATCGTTTGACCTGGTTGGGTGATAGCTCGGAGAATGCTGCTATCATGGCCCGCAATACCAAAATCTGATTATGCATACAGCTCCTGCAATTTCGCGGTGCTCGGATGAGGATGATCGGCAACCTGCTTGGTAAATCCATATTCCAGCCAACAGCGACAGTTTACGTCCTTTTGGGCCGGGAATTCTTGAGTATAGGTCTTCTTTCCAGCTTTTAGGTTGAATTCGCCGTCTATGGTTATCGTCATGCCATGAATAGCTGCGTGCTCCTCTCGCACGCG